TAAGCGGTTCAGTAAAAGCAGTAACAGATACATTCGCAACTTCAGCAAGTGTAGCAAGTGCAACTGCAACTTCTATTTCAACTTTAAGCGGTTCAGTAAAAGCAGTAACAGATACATTCGCAACTTCTGCAAGTGTAGCAAGTGCAACTGCAACTTCTATTTCAACTTTAAGCGGTTCAGTTAAAACTATAACCGATGCAGTAAGTGGTAGAGTAACAACAATAGAAGGAAAAACTTTAGTAAGTGGTTCATCTCAAATAGATGGTTCTTTATTGGGTTCAAATAAAACAATAACAATTGGTTCAACATCGACTACATTAGGTGGAACTTCAACAACAATAGCAGGTTTAACATCAGTAACCTCAACTGCATTCGTAGGAGCATTGACAGGTAACGCATCAACGGTAACAACAAACGCAAATCTAACAGGTAATGTAACTTCAGTTGGTAACGCAACAACGATAGCATCAGGAGTTGTAACGAGTGATATGATTGTTGATGGCACAATTGTAAACGGAGATATTAACGCATCGGCAGCAATTGTTGATACAAAATTGGCAACAATTAGTACAGGTGGTAAAGTAAGTAATTCAGCAACAACTGCAACATCTGCAAATACAGTTTCCGCAATTGTTGCAAGAGATGGAAGTGGTAACTTTAGTGCAGGTACAATTACAGCAGCATTAACAGGTACTGCATCAAATGTAACAACCAACGCAAATTTAACTGGTGATGTAACTTCAGTTGGAAATGCAACAACGATAGGTGCAGCAAAAGTAACAAATGCAATGTTAGCAGGTTCAATATCAAATGCTAATTTAGCAAACTCAACAATTAGTGGTATTTCATTAGGTTCTAACTTGGCAACTTTAACAATTAGTACGGGATTAAGTGGTACATCATATAATGGTTCAGGAGCTATAACAATTGCAAACACAGGTGTAACTTCAAACGTAGCAAGTACAGGTATTTCAGTATCAGGTGCAACGGGAGCCGTTACAATCACAAATACGGGTGTAACTTCAGCAGTAGCATCAACCGGTGTAAATGTTAGTGGAGCAACTGGAGCAGTAACATTCTCAATTGGACAAGCAGTAGCAACAACTGATAATCTAAGATTTAACTCATTAGGTATTGGTATGGCAGCATCAGCAACCGCAGGTAGAATTGATGCAACAAATGATGTGGTTGCATTCTCATCTTCAGATATTCGTTTCAAAGAAAATATCGTTCCAATTGAAAACGCGTTGGATAAGATTTCTAAAATTAGTGGTAACACTTATGATTGGAAAGAAGAAAATAAAATTGAACATGGATACGAAGGAAATGATGTGGGTGTAATTGCACAAGAAATTGAAGCAGTATTACCTCAATTAGTTCAAACAAGAGAAAATGGTTTCAAAGCAGTTAAATACGATAAATTAGTAGCATTATTAATTGAAGGTATTAAAGAACAACAAACACAAATAGAAAAATTAAGAATGGATTTAGATAATTACGAATGTAAATGCGATAATTGCAAATCTAAATAATATTCAAAAGGCTTATAAAAATGTATGATGTATATTATACAACAGGTTTCGGAAATAAAGTAGGTGCTGGTAGTGATGTTTGGGTGAATAACTTTGTAGAATACGTTGTTCCTCACTTAAAAGTAAAACCTATCCTACTTATACATAGAAAGAAACCAGATGATTTTGAGGGGGCGAAATTCCCCCTCGAAATTTATTGGCAAGTGGATGATAAAGATAAGTTTGATGAACTTATAAATAGTGCTCGGCGAATACACATACTACACGGACACTACTACCCTAACTCAGCAATCCTAAACAATTTGGACAAGATAGAGAGTTATGTAATGCATAATTCAATTGATATGTCTCTCAAAGCTGGATTATTTTCAGAAGCACCCGGAATGCAACACTATGGAGCAGACTCGGAGTGGGAAAATAATATAATTAAATCAGCTAAGAAAAGAATTTGGATAGGATTATTTCAAACTCCAAAGCATGCAGAGTATGAGTTTATTGATATTCCTAATTATTATGATTTTACTCATAATTTAGAATTGAATGATAGTACAAAAGTAGGATTTGCAGCGAGAACTGAAACAAGAAAGAGAGTTTGGTATTTAGAAAATATAGATTGTTATTTATTTACAACACTAAAAGTTCTAAATGATGTGTGGGAGAAGGGATATGGGGTGAATTTCAAAAGAGCTAAACGATATATGTTTGATTATAGTAAGTTAGATTGGTTTTATCGTTTAGATTGGGGAATTTCACATAGTTGTTTTAATTATGAACCATTTGGATATTCAATATTTCAAGCGGTTGATTATGGAAAACTACCTATATTGAGTAAAGAATGGATGAAAGATTGGAATTATCCTTTTAGAGCAGATACTAAAACTGAATTTGAAGGGACGATACAATGGATTAAAAATAGTGATTACGAATATAAAAAACATTGGTTCAACAAAATAAAAGAATATATGTTAGAGTATTCGGATAGAAACAAATGGGTTAAGGATTTATTAGATATTTATAATAGTTAAAAGGAAAAAAATAATATGGCAAAGACAAGTTTAAGTTTAAGTGGTTTGTATAGAGCATGGACAGGTACAACCAGAAGTGCAGTATCTTCATCATTAAATGCAGCAAATAATATGGCAGGAACGGCGGTATCAATGAGTTCATTCGCATTTGATAGTTTAGCAATTACTCAACCATTTACTTATATAGTAGAAAGCACAGCAGAAAATGTTGTTGTTGCATTTACTACACAAGGTTTGGCGTTTGATAATAGAGTAAAAAATATAGCAGCAAATTATACTATTACAGTTAGTGATGCTACTTATTTTAGTATTGGTACAAAAAGTTCAACAACTGCAATTACGGCGAATGCATTGGCAGCGGCACCATATAGCGGTAGTAATGCAACAACATTAACTGCAACATATGCCGATGGATATAATGTAAATGCAACTAATTATAACGTAGCATCTACAAAAACAATTTATTCGGTAGATTCATATAACTCAATTAACTCAGATGTATTATGTGTAAGTACGGATACTAATATTTTATTAGCAAATGGTTCAACTGTAAAAGCAGGTGATTTATATATTGGTGATATGATTACAACATTTGTACCAACAGGGATGCCAGCATGGTTTCCTGAAAATGACCCGGCCGAATGGTATTGGTGGTATAACGAAACAGGTTCTAATGGTGATATTGTAGATGCAGCAGTTAGTAATGTATATTATTCATTTATTGATAACTATGTTGATATAAATTTTGGTTCAATAAAAGTAACAGGAGCACATCCTTTCTTTGCGTGGGATGACATTACAGAAACATATCAATTTACAAGAGCAGAAGATTTAGTAGAGGGTGATAAGATTGTAAAATATAATTCTGAAACAAGTTTAGTAGAAGATATATTAATAGAAAAAATAGAATTTTTAAATAGTACATTAGAAATTGCAACAATCACAATAGATTCTGCACATACTTATTTAGCTAATGGATTTGTTTCACATAATAAAGGAGCAGCAACTGCACCAATTCCATGGACAAATTTAGTATGTTATTTAGAACCTCAATTTGCAGCATCTTATGACACAGGAGTTTCAACAACTAACTTTAATGATTTAGCAGGATATTCAACTGGTTTTAACTTAACCGGTGGTAATGCAAATCCAGCAATTACAGCACCAACATTTAATAATACCTCTCCAAAATCATTAACATTTGCAAATGCTAAATATGGTATTAAACAAAATGGTTTAGGTAGCGGTACAGGTAATACAAACTTTAATACTACATCTGCAAATGGATATACTATTATTGCGTTTGTAAATGGTAGTGCAGGTGATATATTAAGTAGAGGTACGGATTATACATTAAACGCAACAAGTACAACTATTGCATTTACATCAACTCCAAATGGTAATAGAAGTGCAACATCTCAAACTCTAACAGGTTGGCATATGATTGCAGTAACTACCGGTGCTGGTACAACTAAGATATATAATAATAATGTAGAAGTAGGAACTGGAGCTTCAACTGCAGCAGCAACTACTGGAACATCTGATATTTATTTAATGCAAAACAATACTGGTAATTTAGGTTCATTCTTTTTCTATCAAAGAGCATTAACTGCAACTGAAATAGGAGAAATATATAACAATTTAAAAGGTAGATACGGATTATAATATCGTTTGAGTAAAAAAATATATATTTATATATAGAACAAATAAAATAAAAAACTATGGCACAACTAAAACCAGAGCAGTTACAAAAATTAAGTGAATTAAAAGGTAAATTTAATGAGTTAACATTCATTATAGGACAAACACAAATTCAACAAAGACAACTTCAAGCAGATGAACAAAGTATGTTTGTAGAGCTTGATAGATTAGTATTAGAAGAACAAACTTTCTTAGGTGAAATTCAAAAAGAGTATGGTGATGGAGATTTAGATACCACAACTGGAGAATTTATACCAAAAGAGCAACAATAATATATTTTTACAACAAATATTGTATATTTATATTAGAATATTATAACATAATTTATAAGGAGAACAAATAAAATGGCTGAAAAATTAGTATCGCCGGGTGTATTTACAAGAGAAAACGATTTATCATTCATAGCACAAGGAGTTGGAGCTATTGGTGGGGCAATTGTAGGACCTTTCAAACAAGGACCGGCGTTTAAACCAACAATCGTAACATCACCATCTGAGTTAGAAGATATCTTCGGTGCAGCTGATGGTACATATTATACAGAATTAACCGCTCAAAATTATTTAAGAGAGACAGGTTTAGTAACTATTTGTAGAGTAGCAGGTATCGGTGGATATACCGAACAAAACCCTGTTTTATTAACTATATCATCAGCATCAGTATCTAAATCAGTAGCAGTACTATTTAATACCGATACAGATACTAATAGTTTTTCAACTACATTTAGTGCAAGTTTAAACACTGCTAATAGTGGTAATTTTTCATTAGGTGGATTTACACTTAGTAGTTCATATGCAACTTCATTAGTTCCATCATCAACAAAATCAGTAGATGATGTATTTGGTACTTCACCATTAGGAACAAAAGAGGCGTATGTATATGGATATTTTTCTGCAGCTGCAACTAGTACATATACTGGTTTTGATACTGCAAGTAATGCAAATGTAAGTTATGTAACATTGGGTGACCAAAGTTTCACATCCGATGCAACTTACGCTTCTACACCTTGGATTCAATCACAAGATATGGGTGGTATACGATATGATTTATTGCGTATACATACTTTAGCAGATGGTAATGTAGAAAATACAAGATTTAAAGTTACTATTGGTAACATTAAAGCAGCAGGAGATATCAATGGTTCTGATTATGGAACTTTCTCTTTATATGTTAGAAAATATGATGATACAGATAAAAGACAAAACATTTTAGAACAATATAATAACGTATCATTAGATTCAACTGCAACTAATTACATTGCTAGAGTAATCGGTGATGAAATAAGTACAATTGATGCAAATGGTAAAGTAACAACAACGGGTGATTGGAGTAATAAATCCAAATACATTAGAGTTGAAACAAAAGATTCTGATTTGTATCCTGTAACAGCAGTACCTTACGCACACGCTGCATATCAAAACTTTATAAGTGGTTCATCTGCTGAATTAGCTAATTTACCTATTGTAACTTTTGCAACTGGTTCAACTAATGTATATGCTGGTATTGATTTAGAAGGAAATGGTGATAATACAATTTATTTAAAACCAATTCCAACACAAGGTAGTAATTCAAATACAGTATTTGGATTAGATACAACCGCATCTTTACCATTAACAAGTGGTGCAACTGCGGCAGTTATAACAAGTAGAATATTTAATGTAGCTTTTCAAGGTGGTTTTGATGGTTTAAATCCAACAATTTCTTCTAACAAAGGTGTAGATATTACTTCTGCAAATGTTCAAGGATTTAATTTATCAACTTCAGCAGCAAGTGGTTCGGTAGGATATAAAAAATGTTTAGATGCATTATCAAATGTAGATGAGTTTGATATTAATTTATTAGTATTACCTGGTGTTAATCATAACGACCATAGTAATGTAACTCAATACGCAATGGATATATGTGAGAATAGAGCTGATACATTCTATATTATGGATGCAGCAGGACAAAGTGCTGGTATCGCAACGGTAGTAGGTGTAGCAGAAAGTTTAGATACTAACTATGCAGCGGTTTACTATCCTTGGGTTAAAACAATTGATACAAACACAAACAAATTAATAACAGTTCCACCTTCGGTTTTATTACCTAGAGTTTATGCAGCTAACGATGCTACATCAGCTGAGTGGTTCGCACCAGCAGGTTTGAATAGAGGTGGTATCACCGGTGCAGTAGCAGTATTAGATAGATTAACTCATTCTGATAGAGATACTTTATATGAAGGAAAAGTAAATCCAATCGCTCAGTTCCCTGGACAAGGTATCGTAGCATTTGGACAAAAAACCTTACAAGCTAGACCATCAGCATTAGATAGAATCAATGTTAGAAGATTACTTATCACAGTTAAGAAGTATATTGCTTCAACTAGTAGATATTTAATATTTGAACAAAACACAACAGATACAAGAACTAAATTCTTAAATACAGTTAACCCTTATTTAGAGAACATTCAACAAAGACAAGGTTTATACGCATTCAAAGTTGTAATGGATGAAACAAACAACACTCCAGACGTAATCGATAGAAACATCTTAAAAGGTGCAATATTCTTACAACCAACTAAAACTGCAGAATTCATTCAAATTGATTTCAATGTTTTACCAACTGGGGCAACTTTTAACGCATAATTAAAAAAAGATATACTTATAATAAGTAAAGGAGAAATAAACAATGGCTGACGTATTATCATTTGATAAGATATTTTATACAAACTTTGAACCAAAGTTAGCAAATCGTTTCATCATGGAAATCGATGGTATTCCATCATTCATGATTAAAACAGCAAACAGACCTAAGTTAGAAAGTGAAGTTGTAGAATTAGACCATATCAATTTAAAAAGAAAGATTAAGGGTAAATCAAATTGGACTGATATCACTATCACTCTATATGACCCAATTGTACCGAGTGGCGCACAATCAGTAATGGAATGGATTAGAAGTGGACACGAATCTATCACTGGTAGAGATGGATATGCAGATTTCTATAAAAAGAATATTGATTTCTATATGTTAGGACCTGTGGGTGATAAAGTAGAACAATGGAAAATTGTTGGTGCTTTTATTTCTTCGGCAGAGTTTGGTGATATGGATTGGAGTTCAAACGATCCAGTTATGATTACATTAACTTTAACTTACGATTACGCAATCTTAGAATTCTAATCTAAAGAAAAATATAAAAGAAAAGGGAGACATTATTTG